GGACGTAACAGAGCTGTTGCTCCTGTTTTACGTGAACTAGCATCTAATGAGCCATTACTTTGACCTGTGATAGTAGAACCTGTGCCTATATTAGCTTCGAAATTAAGAGTCATAATATCTCCAGCTGTTACAGACGCATCTGCTTGTACTATGAATGTAGCATATGGATCGTCACATACGTATCCTTTTGCTTGTGATCCGCTTAGTACAGCTGTAGAAGCCGGCCAATAAGCTGACCATGTTGGTGTTCCATTAGCTGCTGTATATTGACAGCCTTGGAATACTCCGATAGGTGCTGCGCCTGAATTAGCTCCATTTGCAAGAATAGTTAAATTCCCTGCTGAAACTTCTACAAGAGTACCAGTATACATTGATGTGGCATAACCACTAGCAATATTATACATGTTTGTTCCTGTAGAGTTGGACGCACTACCCCATCTGCGAGACGGAACAAGTCCGTTTGGTGATGCAGTATCTGACATCTTTATCTCCCTCGTGTGGTTAGTTAGTTACAAAAAAAAATTACAGCACTAAGACGAAAACTTTGGTTGTCTTCCTACTGTAGTCTTACTCTTGCTATTATTTGAAATAGGCATACGAGAGTCAGAGTTTGACATCAATTGCTGATTTACAGCATCAATCATACTATCTGATTTATCTTGATAATACTTATTTCTGGCTTCTGCTTGTCCTTTGGCTATCTTGGCAAGGGCGACATCCCCTCGAACAACGCAGTTTTTATAGCGGCCTGTGTCTTGCACGACAGACGTTGGTAACATTTCCGGAACTTCCTTTGGGTCTACAAAGTCATAACCTTGTTGCTGTTTTCTTCCCACATTTTTATAGTCATCATCTCCTTTTAAAGATATACGTATCCAACGTAGTGCCAGTCCTTGGCTTAAAAAGCGATCATAAACATCATCTGGAATATCTAACAGATTAGGTTCCTCGTATGTATACTCTCTAGTTTGTTCTTCTCTTGTTTCCGTATTACGTGATTTATTCATTTTTGCACCCTTCTATCCACGATCTATGTTAGTATATTCACCTGAAGTTTCTGCTTTTCGCTTCTCGGCTGCATACTTCTCTAAAGGTATATTCCACTTCCTTGCTAAGCTTACATCTTCTTGAGTTAATGTAACCTTCTTGCTTTTAGAAGTGGGAGGAGTTCGTGACCCTCCTGCTACTACCTGTCGAGGGGCCTTCTTCGGTTGACCCTCCCCGAATTTATGAGGGAAATTAACTTTCATTCGATTGTCAACTTCTTCATAAAACTCTGATGAACTTGGATCATATCCTTCTTGCTTCAGTTGCAAATCAATTGCTAATGCTGAGGCAGTCATTATTTGATCTTGTCCAAACCAATTGTTATCTGGCTTCTTGCTCCACTCTACTGCCACCGGATCAAACTCTTGTTGTTGGTTAGCTTGAGGTTGGGCTTGAGCTTGCATCCCTTGAGATGGTTGAGCTTCTACTTCTTTCTTAACACGTTCCAGATTACTCTTATCTTTACTAATATCATTTAAGTCTACTTGTGCTTTAGATATTGCCTCCTGAGAAGCTAACATCTTTTCTTTATTACCACTATCATAGGCATCAAGATAACCTTGTTTAGCCATCTCTAAGTTTTGCTGCAGTAACTTTTCATTACTAGTATTAGCATTTTCTCTAAGATTTAAAGAACCTTTAGTAATCTCTTGTTGATTTTTTTCTAAAGCTTCTATACGTGCTTGGGCTTTAATCAAAGCTTCTTCACGTTCTTTTCTTTGTTTTACTAAATGCTTAATTCTTTTTTCAGCACCATCGGTATTAATACCTTCTAACTCTGGTATTTCTTTTTCTTTTACTTCTGGCTGTTCTTCAACAACTGTTTCTAATTTTTCTACCGGCTCTTCGTTCTCTATTTCAAAAGATACTTCTTCTTTATTTTCAGAGGATTTAGATGTATCTATCTCACTCCATTGTTCTTCTTCAGCCATTTTACTCTCCATAGTTTGCGAATACTAAGATTACGCATAGTTATTTTATACCATATAATATAGACTTAAGCAACTAAGTTAATGCTTGTGTCCAATACTGATGGGTCTTTAATAGTCATTAATACTTGATCATCATATATTAATAACATCTTCACACCTTGATAAACAAACTTAGTACCTGTTAGTTTACCATAGCATACATAATCTCCTTCTTTACACCAAGGTCCATTAGGAAATTTTGATTCATCTCCGTAAGATAAGTCACCTGTTTTTAAAACTCTACCTACAGTTGTAAGATAAGAAAGGTCATCTTGTAGTTTACTAGGAATAATAATACCACCCTTAGTCTTTTTCTTTGCAGTAACAGGTCTAATTAAAATATGAAAACCCGGAATACTTGGAAGTTCTTTTGGGTCAGCTACTTCTTCTTCACTTATCCAGTCATCATTAGTTATAGAGTTACCCATATTAGGATTCATCATTAAAACTTAAACTCCTGTTCAAAGAAGATAATACCATCATCGTCTATGTTAGAATTAAACTGATTCATATCTTTGCCAGTTTCTCTGTCCCAACCAAATCTAATAGTGTTACCACTTACTTGTTTATATTTTCCGAACAATCTCATTTTACTTTTCTCGTCTTCGTCCATATCAAAATAATATCTATAACCTGCTGACCAACCCGGAAGTGTACTGTATCCATTATTTATTTCTGCAGCTTCTACTTCAGCTGAAGGCTTCATAAATACAACACCACCAATTATTATTCCAGCAATTATTACAATCGCTATCCAAACCATTTTAGTCATCTTCTATCCTTTTTTTTATTATTGTTATAAGTTTATCCTTTGATAGTTCAATACCACTTATGGTACCAACGATCTGCTTATAATGGTTATAGTCTTCTATTGCTCCTGATGCAAGCATATCTTTTAAGTATTCTTTTTCTTTATCAAGAGCATCCTTAATCTCGTCAAACATGTCCATTAAGTTTTAGCTTTTTTCTTAGCCGTTGCACTTAACTCTTTTAAATGAAACAACTTTTGAGAAGTCTGTGTATGGGTCTTTCCTGTATGAAGAGAACCATCTGGCATCTTATGACTCTTACCTTTAAATAAAGTTCCATTTTTTTTATAATGATTAACACCTTTCATGTTTTTTTACCTTTCTTTTTATTCTTCTTTTTATCCATGGCTATAGCTACAGCTTGCCTTTGTGGATAACCTGCAGTAATAAGTTCTTTAATGTTATAGTTAACAGCTTGTTTACTCTTACCTGTTTTTAAGGGCATCAGCATTTTCCACTTCACTAATCTTAATTAAGTTATCTATAGCTCTTTCAGCTTGTCTCTCATCTCTTTCGTCTCCTTGCTTCTCAGCATCAAGAGCAAGACGAGCAGCTAACTCAGCATACTTAGTACTTACTTCAGTATTCTTTACTTCAAGTTTACCAGCTGCATCCAGAGCTTTAATAGCTACTTCATCTTCTTTAAGATTAACTTCACGATCTTTAATAGCTAAAGTTGCTGCATCTTTTGCTGCATCTAGTTCTGCTTTCTGTTGGTCTAATTCAATACGTGCTTTCTCATTCAATAACATTTGTTGTTCAGGAGATACAGCAGCTTGCATATTCATATTAGCTTGAGCAATTTCTTGTGCAGCTTGAGCCATAACCATTTCCATAGTCTGTGGATCATTAGCAACACCACTTGCTTGTACCATACCACCAAGTTGTTCTTGGTACTGTAGTAGTATATGTTCACGTATGTTAGCTTCAAGAAGAGGTTTACCCTGAGCCATTAAAGGATTACCACCTATAGAAGGGTCTTCCATGAATGAAGTTTTAAAAATAATATGTGCTTTATGATTCTGTCCCGGATAAGCTTTAATAGGTTGTCGTTGACTTAGTGCCATGATATCACCCATTGGATCTCTTGGTTCTGCTTTAGGTTCCGGTGGCATAACTTGTTCCAGATTGGGAAAGTTTAATGCTAATAGTACTTCACGATACAAAGCTCTTGTATCAAAAGTACCCGGAGGTGTTTGTTGTGCCAGAGATAGAGCCATCTGACTTAAGGCTGCTCTGTGTGCACTACTAGGTATGTTAGGATCAGAAACAGGAGATACATCTACTCTGCCATCAAAGTCTTTTTTAAATATAGATACGTCTCCACCTATAACTTCATAAGGATAATTATCCGGTAAGAAGTTATAATTAATTTGTGCCAGTAATTGGAACTCATCTTTCTGAGACTTGTGTAATCTTTTATGTATAGCTGTGAAGAACTTACTACTTGCCTCTATCAAAGCCATAGTAGTACCTACTGGTCCTGCATTTGTTGAGTCTGCTATAACTTGTTCAGTAGAATCAGCAAACTGCCCACCAGTCTTTACAACAAAGTCCATCATCGCCATAAGAGTTTGTGATGGTTCTTTGTAGGGTAAAGGTATGATGGCTTTACTTAGGTCAATGCCGGTAGCTTCTACCTCCTTGAACTCACCCGGAGCTATAGGAGAGTTATCTCCGACCATTCTAACACCTCTTGCCTTGAAGCCACCCGGTAGATTAGCAAACTGACCAGCATCTACTAGTGATCGCATGGCAGTTGTTGCTGTCATAGTTAAGTTACCAAGGAAATGTATAAGACCTAGACCATAGAAACCAAAGCCCGGTACATACTTATAGTGTGTAAAGTGTAGTTTCTTTTGGAACTTAGGATCATTCTCGTCATAGTTCCTACGTATACAGAGTATCTTTCTAGATTCAAGGTCTGCTGTTACTACGTAAGGTATAGCTACAGCTTCCTCATCTTCAGCATCTAGATTTAAATAACAATGTTGTTCCAGTAAAGTATACTGAGGATCATTAGCTTCTCCTTGAGCTAGGCCCATGATCTCATCCATCTTGGAACCAATAGGAGTTTGTTCTGGTGTACCAGCTTTAGGTAGGTCTACATCAGCATACATGCCACTTACTATATCTCTTTTAATATCGTTTGGAGATTTGTAAATGACATGAGTATACCTATCTGCTCTGCGTAAATCTGTTGCATAGTATGACACATAGAACTGGTCTATTGGTATGTACTCAGATACCGGACGTTCTAATGTCATATCATAATAAATTTTCTTGAAAGAGGAACCGACTAATGGTAAGTTAAAAAGCATTCTTTCAAACTCATCAAAGTATTCT